CGGCTACGAACCGGGCGGTCGGTGGTTCGAATCCACCCGAGTGCACCATATCTTAGTGAAATCATCGCTAAACGAAAAAGCCCATCAGAAATGATGGGTTTTTTTGTGAGTGATCAAAAAGAACGTTGACCAGATTGCCAAAGACGCTCAAATTCCTTTTTGGCCCTCATTTTCACGTTCTGGCATTCAACCATATGAGCATCCCCTTCAAATATCAGACAATCCTCTGAGTCAGTGTGATATTTAGCAAAAGCCTTCTGCTTGGCACTTTTCACTGCCTTATAAACTTTTAGCTCTCTTTGTGCGGCAATAAGATCATCACTAAGCTTTCTATTCGATTTTGATAATTGATCAATTATTATCCTAAGATTCTGGTTATCTGAGGGGACTTTAGGTTGAGGTAAGGACTCAAAACTATCAGCCATTTTTGTTAACACTACTTGAGCCTCATAAAGCTGATATTTGGTGAAGGCGACATTACCCAAAAATACAGCCAGTACCACTACGCAAGTAAAACCAAACACCTGAAAAAAGACCTTCATAACAAATTCCTTTTGTTGAGCTAAATCAATTAACTGCAATGACTATAGTCCACCCGCTCAATACGACAAGCTGCAGTAGCTAAATGCTCAGGTGCCAAATGAGCATAGCGTTGAACACAGTCCATTGTTTTCCAACCTCCCAGGGTCATCAAGTCATAAAGTGGTGTTCCAGCCATCACGTGCCAGCTTGCCCAAGTATGCCTTAAGTCGTGAAACCTAAAATTGTTGATCTCAGCCCGTTTAAGCGCTTTTTTAAATGCTGAGCCAATACCTACCATTGGTTCGTTTAAGTACGTGAAAACCCACCTAGCGTTGCGAGATCTAGACATTTCAAGTGCAATCATGGCGTCACGATTTAATGGGATACCCCGAGCTGCTCCATTCTTTGTTGTTCCATGATCTAACCAAGCGACCTTGCGCCGGCGGTCTACCCTTGACCATTCTAAATTGAGAATTTCACCTCTACGACATCCTGTGGCCAAGGCATATTGGATTACAGGTTGAAGGTGGTGCGGAAGCGCTAGGAGCAGCCGATCAGCTTCGGAATGGGTTAAGAATCTAACCCTGGGAGGAGGCTCTTTGAGCATACGAACAAATGGGACAGAATCGAGACACTGCCACTCTTTGTGAGCGAGATTCAATATACATCGCACAACTTCGAGTTCTCGATTAATCGTGGCGTTTTTTACAGATAGCAGGCGATGATGAATGAACGGCCAGAGTGTATTCATATTGATCTGCTCTAAAGACAGATCTCCGATAAAAGGCAATAAATGAGTTTGAGCGTACTTGTCATTTTCGAGTGTTTTTTTATCGAATTTTTCTGCGTTATAGCGAGCAACTGCTTGTATGAACTGCATCTCACATTCCTTGTGATTGAATAAAGGAATTATATAAATCGAGGTAGAAAAGCTGGGGTGAACCGGGTCCCAAAAACATGAAGCTTATGTTGCGCTGATCGCGCCAATACGGGGCTCGCGCCCCGGCCTTTCATGCATGTTTAGCTATGGCGGCCGCTGCGCGGGGTGATCAAGGGAGGTGGAAATTCGTAATTTTTTGTGCACATCATTATATTTTTGACGCGTTTGAATCACCGCGGCGAGCCGCTGGTTGCTTCAATCGCTGCTGTGAACGACCGGGTTGTTTTGCATAATCAAAGAGGCCATCTTGCAAAATGCTCATACACATATCTTTGGGTATATTCATTTTTGTTGCTTGCTGTGTATAGCAGCTGCAAATATCACGATTGTGATTGTAGATGCAGCTAGGTCTTGGATAGTCTTTGACTTCTCGAACGCTATCGTAAATAGGTGCAGTGAAGTCTAACCCGGCAATGCGGGGTTTATGCTGCAATAGCCAGTCATCGGGATCTTGGTATCGCTGACGATTTGCTGGCTGTTGCTGGGCCTGACCAGAGTAATGGCTATCAGCTATGGAGCTAAGCGATGAATCGTCAGCAGGCGAACCCATGTCAGATATCGATGACCAAGCAAAATAAAATAAAGCTGGTATTAATAAAAATCCACCTGCAATTAGTGAAAGCTTGAACATCGGAAGGCGTGACTTATGGGTATGAACTTCAGCAGAGTGATAAACACCGAAGTATTTTGAGTCTATCGAGGATTGCGTTACTAGCGATTCTTGCTTTTGATGCCAGTCATGGACATCTTCACAACATCGATTCTGCCATTCGTGGATCTTAATCTTTTGAGTACCAAAGTGGCGTGCATGGTGGCGATGCAGACCAACTAGCCGACGAACAAAAGCATCGACGTTTCTAGGCTCTTGAGTAATCAAAAATATATCAATGCCGTAGTGGCGATGTTTGGCAAATAACGAGAGAGACTCAGCAGGTGCGCCCTTTCTACTGGTATTAACAGGAAAAATATCTTGGCACTCATCAAAAACAACTACCGAGCCTTTCGGTAATTCATACCATTTAAGCGCTTGGTCATCATCTAAAAGATTCCAATTTTCTCGAAGAATCTCTACACCCTTGTCATTAGACTTTTTAACTTCTCGGATGTTGTGATAATAAATCGGGCGACCGGCGAACTGATCATCTTCATTGATAAACTTAATGGCATTAATTGTCTTAGATGCACCTGGCACACCAGTAAATAAAAAGATCATAGTAGCTTGAATCGTTTAAATGAGCCTCTGAGAGACCGGATATTGAACGCGGCAACCCAGCTGTTAAAGATGACGTTAAAGGCATCCAGAAATCCGGCAATGATCAAAACAGCACCGATATCGACGGCAATAGAACCAAAGCCGGCCATTACCTGAGATTCGATATAGTCAATGAGAAGTGATGCACCAACAAAGGATGCAACGGTTATTCCCAGAGATATAAAGACTCGGGTAATTAGATAAGGAATCAGGAAGCGTGACGCTACAGCAAGGATTCCTGAGGCTGCTGAACCAAAAAGAAGTGGTAAAGGCATTTAAAACTCCTCATTCATTGAATGCACGCAGGACAATATTGCCCCCAAAGAAGTAAGCCCCAAGCATCACGACATAGTAGATAACGGCTGCTAAATCACAGAACCATTGGAGAGTAAATTCGATATTTCCCCACTGGCCGAGGTCGACAGAAATAGGTGGGGGGCAAGTTGATGTTGATGAATTTATAGCAAAAAAGTCACCGACCTCAGTTTGTATATTTATCTCAGAGCTACCCTGAGCAGCAGTGATCTCAGAGAGTAACTCACCAGAGCCATAGCTTTCAAAATCTGTATAATCATTGTTAGAAAAATATTCAGTTGAGTCAGCCTCAGCAGTCTCAAAGCTTTTCTGTACAGAACAAGCTGAATCAAATTCTCGTTTAGCAAGTTGACATGTAATTGGGTCTGATTTGCAAGTGAAGACAGCATTACAATCAGATAAATCACTAATCTCTTCATCTCCAGAACTACATTCATTCAACCATAGCTGTAGATGTATAGCAGATAACTGAGCATCACCAGAAGACGTGGGGCGTGCTTCACAGTTGGTTGCTACACCGGCTGAATCTTGACCATCTGGATCTATATCATCAATATTTGCAATACCATCACCATCACGATCTGGATCAGAGCCATTCGGTGTCCCATCACCGTCAATATCATCATCAGAACCATCTGGAGTGCCGTCACCATCTTGATCATTGCCCGCACCAGAATTAGGTTCGTCACCAACGTCACCACCTCCAGTTGAATCACCTATATCAGGTTTTAAACCACCCTCTTGACCAGTTGGGTCATACCAGCACGTGCCGTTTGAATCAGCAAAATAAAGCGGTGGGCACGGGTTCGGTGGATCAGGGTCTGGAGCTGGAGGAATAATTGGTTTACAACCATTATCAGTAGCACTAAAACCTACCGGACAACCATCATCTGGATCTGGATCTGGAGGATCACCAGGACCATTACCTCCCTCGGAACCATCACAACTTTGACCATTAGTTACAAAAGTACCAACTCCAATGCCATCCATCGTAACAACCGAAACACCCTCCATATTCCACTGGCAATTTGAAGAGCAAATTGTCGTGCTGACTGATGCAGCAAAAGTTCGGTTAATTGTCGTGCCGGCATCAATAGAGCATTCAGTTTCAGGTTCGCACTCTAAAGTCGCTGAATTAAAAACGGTACCAGAAGGACAGCTTGAGGAGAAAAAATATAAATGCTCAACACACCCAGACATAGATGCATATGAAGCGCAAGAATTTCCGGCTTTGTATGAGGTATCGTTAATCGTACCAGTTATATAGCCCCTAGATTCAGACGGGAAACCCTCAGCTTCAGCACCACAGCCAAAACCGGTTAATTGAGCAGAACCATCAGAATCATAAGCAGCATTGCATGCAGTAATAGCAGCTGACGAATCAGGGTGTAAATAAATCGCTGAATAAACAGATACAGAAAAAATTGTGATGAAAAAAATTAATAGATATCTAAGCATTGAATAGAATCCAAAACGCACCACACAATGCTAAAAGTACTAAATAACCTTCCATGACAGTCTCAATAATTAGTTAAAAAAAGGGGCCGAAGCCCCTACAGCATCATCCGAAAATAGTGCCTTTGATCCACTTAATACCAATAGCAATGCCTGCTAGAGTAAGAAGCGCCCCACCAACTGCCAAAATCGGTACGCTGTTACTAGCGATCTCTGCAACAACTGCAGTTGCATCAATAGCTGCATTAGCACTAACAGAAAATGCAACTGCCAGTGCAGTAACGAGCAACGCTTTTAACTTATCCATACTTAATACCTCAATAGACGGAGTGAAATTAACTAACATTCAAGATGCACTCCGGTAACATCTCAAATTAGCGATATCTAGATGTAATCGATCCAATTAAAAAATTAAGAATGAATTTAACGCCGTAAGCTACTGCCCAAAGTAGAAAAATTTCAGTCGTAATTGCTAAAGCATCAGGAATAGAGAGAGCTTCGAATACAGTCTCAATTGAAGAATCTGGAACAGATGAGATGGTGCCAGAGCATTGAATATCACCCTGATTATCAGTAGTAAAAACACCATCACAATACAAATACATCAGCTACTCCAGATTTAATTAGCTAGCTTTGCTCATTGAAGCCGACTGAGGCTCTACAAAATTAAGGAACGTTGAATCGTCGTAATACATTTTCTCTTGGCCTGTTGCCTTGTCGATATATTTCCGTTGACGAATAAACCCTGTCATCTGGACGACCGGCTCTATTTCATCACCAACATTACCTAATGGACGTTCAGAGTAAATCTTGAACGAGTTCGGACTAGAGTATTCGTCTTGAGCAGGAGTAGAGACATTCGCAATATGTTTACCGTTATAAAGCTCAGTACGATTGATACGACATTTTAATTTGAAGTTTAGTTTCATGATTTTTACCTATGCTGCGTTAGAAAGATCAGCCCAAGAATGAATCACTTGAGCTTCGAGAATACGGCGCCGAAGGGGAACGACTTTACCGGATGATAAATCCGCGTCTCCCAATCCAGCGTCACGTAATACTTTTAAATGCCGATACCAGGTCGAACGAACAAACGATTCTTGAGCTCGTTCCCAACCCTCCGATTGAATTAGCAACCAGCAGCCATAGGCACTTTTTGCACGCCCTTCTGACGGTGCAACAGTAAATATTCGAGTTTTTACATCACTATCATTCTTCATTTCTGAGTCACCGATCATGCGGTCAAAATAATTTGTCCATTGTTTTTGAAAGAAATCTGGATTCATTAGTCTCCAGTCATTACGTGAAAAGAACTCACGGCCGAGCTTTAGCTCTAACCGAAGTAAATTATTAGATTGCTCTAGTTCATCAGCGGTATAGACACGACCACTATATTTTGATGAATTTGTCAAATATTCAAGATGCGGGCCTTTTGCATAGGCCTTGCCAGATCGAAGACGGGACAGATGGGACCAGTAGACTGAATCACCGGCTTGTTGGCTAACTCGGTATCGACCACCCTCACAATCCCTGAGGATTCGAAGAGCATCGCGAACAGATGAAAGACCATTGAGATAAAGGTTTCCGGTAACATCAACCCGAGTGACCGTATAGGCATTGACGTTTTGAGGCAGTATTACTTCTAGAACCTTCGAAGCGTAAAAAGCCATAGATTTTAAGCAACCAGACAAATCAAGCGCGGCTGATGCACCGGAACCAAAAACGGCATCCCCATCCCCACAAACCCGTGCTGGGGATCCTTGAATGCGTAAATCACAAGAACCAACTTGGAATGAGATCTGATGGCTATCAGATCGAATGGACTCCCAAGCGCAAGTTTCATAACGAACATCACCAGTGCGGGGGCAAAATCTGATGATTCTGTCAGTGAGCTGACGCAGTCGAATGATCTGTTCATGACCAAAAGAAGCAAGGGGAACGCGGAAGGAGACCCAATCAAGTAGCATAGAAAGTCTCACCCATGAGACTAAGTGGCGGTGTTACAAGCACCGCCAGCCCAGCAAAACCGCGAAACTGACAATTTTTGTCACTTTTGCTAAAAATGCAGTAAATCGAATCAAATGAATTAAGCATGAAAAAGATCCGTGTGCTGCGATACATAAATCAGAGAATTAACACCACACCAAAAAAAATCATCATTATCTGAAGTGATACATACAGATGTGCGATCTTTGGAAATTGCTTTGACGATATAAAGGCGAGATGAACCAGAAACACGAACGATACTGTTAACAGAAATCAAGTCGTTCTGGCTAATGTGGGATTGCAGAAGAGCTAAAGGCATAGAAAATGTCCTTTTTGTATACATTTTATAACTTAAAAGTAACATAGACTTAATGTACACATTTTGTCAAACCGATGTTTGACATTTAATACTCAGAATGACTATAGTTCTCGAACCTTCAAGAGGATTTAGTTATGAAAACACTAAGATTGAAGGTGCACGAAGTTGATGCGGCAAAAATTAAAACCTTTGAAATCAATAAAGTACGTGAGGAAAAAGGTTTAACATCGATAACGGAAAGCGCGCTAATGCATGAAATGATTAGGCAAGCGATTCCAAAGGCCCAAATAGACGATTACGGCAATATTATTATAGGTAGCTAGTAATCGG